GTTTCCCCCTCAGCGCCTTTGTGGCGGGCGCCCTCACCGGTGCCATCCCGGGCATCGTGCTGCAGCTGGTGCTCATCCCTCTGCTGGTGCGGGCGCTGGACAAGGCAGGGGTCAAGGCGTAACCTGGAAGATGAGAAAGACGGACTTCGGTCCGTCTTTTTTTATGCGGAAATTTCCTTTGGAAGGGCTTCCTTGGAAACCTCCGGGCAAAGGGGGTAACATGGGGCCATCACTTTTGAAGGAGGAATCCCTATGATCAATGCCAACGCAAAGAATTACCAGACCTTTATCGAAGAGGAACTGGCCGCCGCTTCCGCCACCGAATGGATGGCTGCCGGCGAGGGTCAGGTTCGCTACGGTGAGGGCAAGGAGGTGGAGATCAACACCCTGAACACCACCGGCCTGGGCGATTATGACAGCACCAAGACCGACGGCAGCGCCTATCCTGCCGGTGCGGTCACCAGCAAGTGGACCGGCCACACCCTGGCCATGGACCGCGGCGTCAAAATAGAGCAAGCAAGAGGATAACCGAGGGCATAAGAAATGCCCTTACTTCAAGAACACATCCAGTACAGGCTTTCCACCCTTGTTTGTGCCGTAGTCAATGACATCATATCTGATTTCTTCGATGTACTGCTTCAGGAAATCGTTCTTCGCTTTGGCATCCATGTCAGGATTATTGATGCAGTCAATCAAGGCATGCATGGTGACGATTTGTTCTTTATAGTCCACCGGTTCGGGGAAGGACTTCTTCGCTTCGGCAATCTGTTCCTTCAGACTGTCGATGGTTCTTGCATACATCTGTTTCCGTTCGATGAACTCTTCTCTGGTATAGGTGCCATCATCAGCTTCCCAAGAATCGAACAGTCTTCTTTTCTTTTTCTCCTGTTTGGTCAGTTCAGCTTCCATCGCCTTGATTAGCGCTTCGTGTCTGATTCTTTCTTCCTGTCCGTGGTCATTTTCCATCTTGACTTCAAAATCTGCGATGAACGCATACAGTGCTTCTACAAAGGCATCCATGACCAGGGCAACCGGAAGGGATTTCATTGTGCAGATGGTGCTTCTTTTGTGCATGAAACGGTCTGCCCGGTTTCCTTTGGATGTATTGCGATATTTCTGAATACCGATGATTTTGCCACAGGAAGCGCAGCGTAAAAGACCGGCGAAGGGATTTGTCATGATGGTTTCAATCTTCACAGGAGCGCTTTTTTTGAACATGGCCTGTGCCTTTTCGAACTGTTCTTTGCTGATGAATCCGTCATGTTTGCCCTTGTGGATTTCGACATTGCCATACTTGTTCCGCTTCTTCACAAGCTTTCCGGTGACAGGGTCATGTTCTTTGACGGTCTGCTGTTCGTTCCAGCTTACCATGCCGATATAATGCACATTGTTCAAGATGTCACGGATGGTGTTTCTTGACCATTCCAGTGTCTTGTTTCGTGTAGGAATGCCCATCTTCGTCAATTCCCTTGCAATCCATCCGGGTGCCTTTTTGTCTTCAGTACGCCAATCGAAAATCATTTTGACGATGCGGGATTCATCGGGCCTTTCGACAAGGATTCGCTCTTTCTTAGATTTCCGCACAGCATCGAACCCAAACGGCGGGACGGAAGGGACATAGTTGCCTTCTTCGACAGATGATTGTTTGCCGGAATTAAGTCTGCGCTTGATGGTCTTATATTCCCGGCGGGACATGAACAAGCCGAACTCGAAATATTCTTGGTCGAACTCATCATTCGGGTCATAGGTTTTTGCCGGTGTGATGATAAGCGTGTCGGAATACTGGAAGGCATCAGCCACTTCGCCTTGATCCTTCGTGTTACCTCTGGCAAGGCGTTCAACTTCTACCACTAACACGCCTTTGTATTTCTTTTTATACACATCGGACAACAAGCGCTGCATTTCCGGCCTTTCGTCAATACTGTCACCAGAAACTAATTCCTTATAGACTGTTATCTGATCCGGGTGAATGCCGTTCTTTTCAGCCAAGGCATCAAGCATCTTTTTATGCCGTGCAAGTGTTTCGCCTTCGCCCAGCGCTTCCAGTTCAAGGTCAGCCCTTGACTTTCTCAAATACAGGCCATATTCGTCCCTTTCATATTGATTTGCTGCATCATCTAATAGTTTTTCTATATCCATTTCATTTCCCCCTATTACTTTATCAATATATGCTTACCGTGATTGCCACGCTTTCACTTGCTCTTTTAGAAAGGAAATCTGCTCTTGATATTCCGCTCTTACGGCACGAATATCGTTCCTGTGTTGTTCGTCAATATGTTCCAAGCGGTTCTTCAACGCTTCGTTTTCCTTTTCTATGGATGCCAGCTTTGCCGTCTGCTTTTCCAGTTCTTCCACCTGCTGCAACTCTTTTTCCACCTGGGCATTGCAGGGCCATTCGTCAGTTGTGCCGCCGATAAGCGCAATCAGAATGCTTCGGATGGTGGAATACTTACAATCAAGATAGTCACCGGCCTTGATACGGTTGATGGTACCGAGTGGCACACTGCATCTGTAAGCTAAGACCTGATTTGTCCATCCAATATACTTCTGGCGCTTGTTGCACCACTGAATCAAATCATGGAAGGGCAGTCGCATCAAGTTTGGGACACAGCTTTCGCCAATTCGGTCGCAAGTGATACATTTTTCATACATAATTTTCACCTATTATCATTTGTGATACTCTGTTCTTCATAAGTGATAAAGTGCATCTCACAAGTGAAACGCATTCTTCACTTCTGCTTATTGCGAAAACATTCAGCCGGTGATAATCTGTAATCAGATCAGAGATGATCTATCAGCCCGGCTTAGTGCGGGGGTGGTCGGTTGGCGCTGGACACTCCCGCACTATTCTAAAAAGATTCAGTCGATTCGACTGATTATGACATGGCAGTGGTGTATACTGAAGTTACCAAATATTCCGAATATAGTAAAATGCGTTGCACTTCCTCTGATAGTATTGTAGAATAATAAACAAGAACAAGTGTTCTATATTTTCCCTGTGAAAGGAAGGGAACTGCCATGACGAAAGAAGATTTAGTACAAATGATAGAAACGCTGACGGATTCTCAAATCGAGTATCTTTGCCATCTGGTAAACATACTATTTACTCAGCCTGCGGACTAAATCCATGGTCTGCTTCTTATCATCATCAGATAATTTAGAATAAAGTTCGACAAGTTCCCGAAGATTACTATCTATAAGCACTCTTGCACTTAATTCAGCAGCTTCCTTTGGATTAGCACCGATAACAAGGTCTGATCCTTTAAGGTTCAAAGCCTTCGCTAATTTTTGCAGAGTGCTTCTTTTTATATTGACCACTCTTCCGCTTTCATATTTGGCAATAGCAGACTTTTGAACGCCAACAAGTTCGCCAAGCTGTTCTTGTGTCAGGCCTTTTTCAAGTCTTGCTTCCTTAATTAACTTTCCAATATCCAATTATGTCACCACCTTTCATGTGTCTTAATAATACACCACCATTTCTTAAAAATCAAATATTTTTTATAAAATCTCTAAAAAAGTTATTGACAAACAAAAATTATCGTAGTATAGTAAAAGTGTCCTAATCAGACACAACATATAGGGGAAACATATATTTTTTTAAGCTAATGTGTCTGATTTAGACACCGTATAAGAAAGGATGGTGAATGTATGAACGGTAAACTGCTAAGAAGCATCATGGTGTTGCATGGTGACACAAATGCCACACTTGCTGATTTTCTTGGAATCACTGAACAGAGCGTATCCAATAAGATCAACGAGAACGGCACAGAGTTCAAACAGGGCGAGATTGCCATGATTAAGGCCAGATATAATCTGGAACCCGAAATGGTAGACCGTATTTTTTTTGCGGATTAAGTGTCTAATTTAGACACGAAACGAGCGAAAGGAGCAACTATGGAACCTTCTGTTGAATACGATTTCGGATATGCTGTTGTCCGAATCCATACTGGGAAGCGTTCTGAAGAGGAAAGAAGGAAGGTTTTAGAGGATGCAGCAAAAGAGTTCTACAAAGCGCTGCAAAAAGCTGAAGCGGCAAAAGGCCAGATGTTTCATCCTGGCAACGGCGGCAATTCTGTTCCTGGCAGTCAACGGTGCCATTGCGTGGGCAGTGGCGGCATTCAGTGAAATGCAAGTCGAAATGGCTGAAGCAAGGGAAGACGAAGAAATCTATGTGGTGGAAATCAGCGAACCGAAGATGCAAGCAGAAGTGATTGTCCCCGAAGTCAAGGCAATCCAAGTGACCACAGTCAGCATCTATCCGGTGCCATTGGACACGGAACTTCAGCTTTTTATTGTCGGCTTATGTGAAGACCATCACATTGAACCGGCAATCGTCTTCGCCATGATTGACCGGGAATCTGACTTCCGTGCTGATGTAGTCGGGGACAGCGGAAAGTCCTTCGGCCTGATGCAGATTCAGAAGCGCTTCCACATTGAACGGATGGAAGACCTGGGCTGCACTGACCTTCTTGATCCCTATCAGAATGTGACTGTTGGCATCGACTATCTTGCCGAATGCTTGAACAAAGACAAGGGCATCGAATGGGCCTTGATGGCTTACAACGGCGGTGCCAGTTATGCAAACAAGATGGCCCAAAAGGGCGCTGTCAGCAACTATGCTTCCGAAGTTCTGACAAACAGCGAAAAACTGAAGGAAGGTGTTCAAACGATGTTTTACACAGACAACGCGATTCTGGATGCAGAAAGACACCAGGCGGCACAAGACAGAAAGCTTGCGCAGCTTCCGGTCTGCGCTGACTGTGACCATCCCATCCAGGATGAAACAGCTTACTACATAAACGGCGAATGGATTTGCCGTGACTGCATGAGTTCATACGAAAGAGAGGTTTTACCGGAATGAAAGTGCTGGAATTGTTCGCTGGCACACGCAGCATCGGCAAGGCTTTCGAAGCCAAAGGCCACGAAGTGTTCAGCGTGGAGTGGGACAAGAAGTTCGAAAACATTGACCTTTATGCAGACATCATGAATGTCACTGCTGAAGAAATCATTGAGAAGTTCGGCAGACCGGATGTGATATGGGCTTCCCCTGATTGCACCACCTTCAGTGTTATGGCAATCAGCTATCACAGACGGAAGAATCCCGAAACCGGCAATCTTGACCCTGTTAGTGATTACGCAAAGTTCTGTGATGCTGTGGATCAGCATGTGTTGCAGCTTATCCGGGACTTGAAGCCGAAATATTATTTCATCGAAAATCCCAGGGGCGGCATGCGAAAGATGACCTGGATGCAGGGGATTCCCCGGCACACCGTTACCTATTGCAAATACGAAACGGACCGGCCTGTCAGCCAGCGCAGAATGAAGCCCACTGACATCTGGACGAACCATCCTGATCCGAAGTTCGAACCTGCTTGCAAAAACGGTGACCCATGCCACAGCAGAGCGCCAAGGTCTTCAACACTGAAAAAGCTGAAGACCCAGGGAATCGAAATCGAAGTTGGCGGAACACAGTACAGCATGAAAGGCGGTAAGGACAGAAGCGTGATTCCGGAAGCCTTGTGTCAGCACATCGTTGAAATCTGTGAAGAATCGGGTGTGATGC